TTAAAGATGCTGTGAGTTTTTTATCGTCTGATGAAGACGACACTGAGCTAGACATGCGATTAAAAGAAGGACTAATAGGAATAACTATAGGAAGTCTTTTTGATCTTGCAGGCGGAACAGCTCAAGGAGCAGGCTTTATATATCGAAAGTTTAAAAAGACACCAGAAGAACTTACAGATGAAGAACGCGCTGAAGTTGCGTTTGAAATGTTGAGTGAAGCAAAACAAACAGCAGACTTAAAGCTTCCTGAAGAAGAGATAAAACTCAGTGAAACTCCTGAAGATTCTAGTCAAGTAGCTCTTCAAAACTCTAATAAAGTTAGAAAGTTTGTTAACCGTTTTTTTACTACACGCGGATATTGGACTCCAAAAGCTTACAATGCTATGCAAGATTCAGAGTACGCGCAACGTCAAACTATTGCTAAAGCTGAACATGTTGCTTTACGCCTTCAAAAATCTATAGACGAAATGGTTGAATCCGCTGATAAAGAAGAAGTGGTTGAAACTATAAACAGTTTATTTACACAAGACCTGCGCTGGTTAAAAGGCAAACGCCAACAAGATAAAATCATTGAGCTGGCGGATATGTATAATTTAACGGACACACAGGCTGAAGAATTTTTAAATGCTAGAGAACTAATTGATCAGCTATCTAAAGATTTGGTAGGTTCTTCTTCTGTTGCTGACTCTTTAAAAGAAACAATTGTAGAAAACACAGGCGAATATATTAGACGATCATACCGTCTGTATGAAGACAGCGGATACAAACCAGAACCTAAAATAAAACAGGACGCAGAGGATTTTTTATATCTACAAAATCTAGATATGAATCCCAACATGTCTGAGTCTGTAGCAAGAGAACAAGCAAAAGATCAGGTTGAAGAAATTTTAAATGTTGGAAATGCGTCAGAATTTGTAGATTATTTTAGCAGTCTACGAAAAGTTAACAAAGACATACTAAAGTCTAAAGAGTCTATACCGCCTGAAATTAGAGCTTTAATGGGAGAAATTAAAGAGCCAAGCGAAAACATTATTCTGACTGTTTCAAAAATGTCTAATCTTTTTGAAACGAATAAATTTTATTCTAATTTAGAAAAGTTAGGACAGAGCGGCGGCTATATATTTAAAGAAGGCCAAAAAAGAGATCGGGCAGTTTATAACGCAAAAATAACAGGAACTAATTCAAACCTTGACGGGCAATATACTACCCCAGAAATATTAGATGAGATTAAAAATAATACTTCTAAGTTTATAACTGGCGATCAGTTTGAATGGTATAAAAACTTTTTGTCTGCTAAAGGGGCTACACAAAAACTTAAAACTGTATTTAGTCATGTTACACATATTAGAAACGTAACGGGCGGAGCGCAGTTTGGTATAGCTAACGGCGTTAATCCTTTTGGCGGAGAAGCTAAAGAGACTTTTAAACTTTTAAAAGATTCTATTTTAAAGCAAGGCGATAAAAGTTTTAACAACACTTACGAAAAGTATTTACGTTTAGGGATTATAAATACTAATGTTAGAGCCAATGAATTTAGGGCTTTGCTTGAAGCAGGCTATGAATCTAGTGCTGATACATTGGGTAAAAACATTTCTAAGAAATTAGAGTCTTACGGACTGTCTAAAAATAAACAAAAGTTTATTGAAAATCTTTATGTGGCTACGGACGATTTCTATAAAATAAATTATTTTAATCAAGAGCTAAAAACTCTTGAAAGTGCTTTTCCAGCTATACCTATCAATATACTTGAAGAAAGAGCGGCTTCTATTGTACGCAATACAATGCCTAATTATGATCGTGTGCCAAAAGGAGTTAAAGCTTTAAAGGGCTTACCTGTTGGTAGTTTCTTTTCTTTTCCCGCAGAAATAATTAGAACTACTGCACATATTGCAACACAAGGCGCTAAAGAAATACGATCTAAAAATGATGTGTTAGCTAAAAGGGGAGCTAAACGCTTGGCGGGTTTAACCGCTACTACAGCTTCTTGGGGAGGAATTGCTAGTGGAACTTCATACATGGCAGGGTTTAGTGAAGACGAACATGAAGCTATTCAAACACTGAGCGCAACTCCGTGGTCTCAAGTCGCACCTAAAAATGTTGTAAAAATTGGAGATAAGATATATACAAACGATACACAGTATATAGACTCATATAGCCCAATAAAAGAACCTTTTAGAGCAGCGGCAGCGTCGTGGGCCAAAGGAGAAATAACTGAAGAAGAATATGGTAGAAGACTTTTAGATTCTTCTATGGCTTTTACATACCAGTTTTTTAAGCCTTACGTTGAAGAAACCATTTTGACTGCTGCGCTTACTGATGTTGGCTTGGCCGCAGTAAACGAAAATGGAAGAACTCCTGATGGAAAAGAAGTATTTACTCCCGGGTTAAGTGCTGTAGAAAAAGCGTCTAACGTATTAGAAATCGTAGGAAAGTCTTTTACTCCCGGAAGTGTTACAAGCATTCAAAATTTAGTTAAAGCTTATACAGGAACGCCCAGCCCAAGCACAGGAAAAACTAAGCCTCTGTATGCCGAGCTTTTAGCTAACGCTACAGGCGTTAAGTTTACTGAGTTAGACATTGAAAACACTTTTAAATATGCTATAAATGACTACAAATCTGCAAGGAATGAAGTTATTAATATAGGCGTAAACTATGGAAGAGACGCGGAAGAAATAAAATCTAGATATAAGCAAGGACAAGAAAAAATTGTATCGTATCAAACTGAACTGTATTCGTTAATACAAGCTTCTCAAACATTAGTAGGAGAAAAAGAAACTGGTAAAATACTTTTAGACAGGGGACTAAGTAAAAAAGATATTACATTTCTTAGTCGTGGTAAAGCAAAACCTAACAAACCCAGTATCCAACTTTTACGAACTATCCATGAAAAAACACCTGATGTAAAAGGTGACGAAGCTATTCAACTACAAAAAGACTTATTAAAGATTTATTACGACTTACTTAAAACTGATTTAATTAAACCAGTAGAAAAAGAAAAAGAAGAAGAAGTAGACGAAAGACTTCAAAAAGCTATGGGCGGCGTTGTAGATCAACGTGTTCCTAATGCTCCTTTAGAGCCTGATGAGCGTATAAACAAACTAACAGGCGTACCATACAACGAAGAAGCTGGAGCAGCGTATATGGATGAAACTGATCCTATGCGTGTTTTGCGAATGGCTTCTGGAGGTCGTGTAAGATATAGCAAAGGTACGGTTGTTAAAGCAATTGCCGAATATTTTGCGCCTAAAAAGCAGTCTGGTTTTTATAGCGAATTAGAAAAACAAACGGCTAACTTAAATATTTCAAAACCTGTTCCGGGCCAGTCGATAATAAACAACCTGAAAAAACGTCCAGAAGTAACTGATGAAGAACTAGAGTGGACAGGAGTTGTTGAGCAGTTTAAAGATAAACAAAATGTTACTAAAGAAGAAGTGTTAGACTTTGTACAACAACAAGACTTTGATTTTGACATATACACAGGCCGACACAAGAAACAAAAAGAAGAAGTTTACGAAGACGATACTCCAGCCGATCCGTTTTTAGGAGAAGAGGACGAGGAAACTGTTTTTTGGAATTGGGTTGATGAAACGTATCCCGAAGAAGCCGAAATGATTTCTGAAATAATTGATGATGAAGTTGCTTTTAAGTCTTGGTACAGCGGAATGCAAAGTAAATTTAAAAGCTCTGGAAAAGGCAGCGATTTTAAAACTGTTGATCTTCACTTAGATTATGCTTTTGAAGGTGGAGATACTCAAAACTACCGTGAAGTAGTATTTACGCTTCCATCTAAGTTTAAGAAAGTAGAACTAAATTATGAGCACACGCATTTTCCTGAGCTTAAAAACCCTGTAGCACATATTCGTTTAGCTGATATTGAACAAACTGATAATGCGTTTAATAAAACTTTATTAATTGATGAAATACAATCAGATGCACATCAAGCAGCAACTGGAAAAAGCGGGAAAGGCTACTATACTATAGAAGATCAGAAACTAGTAGAAGAAAAAAGAAAAGAAGTAACTTACACAGACAACTTTATTAAGCTTGAGAATGAAAGAGATAATCTTATAGATAAGCTTGATCAAATAGACGATATGATAGATGATGGAACCATAACAGAAGCAGAATATGTACAAAAACGAGATACTTATGAAAAACAAATAGGTGAAATTAATAACACTTTAAGCAATTTAGGAGATATCCAAACTAAAGAAGATGAAATTATAGATTTAGTAATGGAGCTTGAAGAAAAAACTCCTGACCTTCCGTTTAAGTCTGAAAAGCGTTGGGCGCTTCAAGGTCTTAGAAAATCTATGATGACCGCAGCAGAAGAAGGCTACGATCAAGTTGCTTTAACTACTGGACGGATGCAAGCTGAAAGAAACGCTAAAGACGTAGATGCTGGAGAAGGCAAAAAGTTTTTAGACTTCTATGACAAAACTTTAATGAAGCTTCTAAAAACAAAGTTTGCTGATAAGTATGGCGTAGATATAAAAATGATCGAGTACAAACAAGGCGACAATGTTGTTTCTTTACCTACAATTAAAATGACAGAAGCTATGCGCGAAGACATTTTAAAAGGTTTGCCCATGTTCCGTAAAGGAGGCAAAGTAACTACGCGAGTAGGTCGGCCCACACATCAAGGAGATTTTGGAAAAGGACAGGAAACTTATTCTGAAAGATCAGTGACATTCCCTTTAAACAAAACTAAAACAAAGTGGATTACTTTTCCAAGTGTTTTAGATAGTAAAGGAACTGTGTCGTCTGAAGATGATGTTCGAGAGTATGTGCGTAAAAACGGCCCTGTTGATCCACTTACAGGGGAAGAATTTCCAATTCACGATACTCAAAAACAAGCAATAGACTATGCGATTGGAAGGTCTGCCGGGCTAATGAAAAAATCTGAAGGCGGCAAGGTATATAACACACTAAAAAGGAACTGTAGTTAATGACCGAAGAATTTAGATACTTCAAACTCGAAGACTTCAAATGCAAAGAAACAAACGAGAACGGCATAGACCCTAAGTTTGTACACAAGCTAGACCACTTGCGAGAAGCTTGTGGCTTTCCGTTTTACATTACTAGCGGGTATAGAAGTCCCAACCACAGACTAGAAAAGTCTAAACCCAAAGGGCCGGGAACACACGCACAAGGCATTGCGGCTGACATAGCAGTAAACGGAGGCCGTCAGCGTATGCAGCTAGTGCGTCACGCCTGTGCGCTTGGGTTTATTGGCATCGGTGTTGCGAAAGGTTTTGTACATGTTGATATGCGAGACGATCACAAGCCTGTTATGTGGTGTTACTAGTGTCTCCTAAGAGATTTCAACACGGTTCAAAGTATGAGGACTGGGATTTAGACGGTGACGGCACCGTAACAGACGCAGAGATACACCAACACCAAGAGATGCTAGACATAGAGCTGCGCGAAGATAAAGCAGACTCTCAAAAGAAAATGGCGTGGTTAGCAATGATAAGCATGTGTATCTACGCTATCTTGCCTTTGTTTCCGTTCATACCAGAAGACCGTTTAGCAACTATAGCTTCACTTTCAGACATGTTGTTCCTATCACAGGCTTCTGTGGTAGGTCTTTACTTTGGCGCAACAGCTTACATGGCAAGGGGAAAATAAATGTTAGAGTCATTAATCGGCCCAGTAGCCGGACTGCTAGATAAATTTATCGAAGACAAAGATACTAAAAACACTTTGGCACACGAGATAGCTACAATGTCGGAGAAACACGCGCAGGAGCTTGCAAAAGGGCAACTAGAAGTCAACAAGGTTGAAGCTGCTTCTAGCTCTATGTTTGTAGCGGGCTGGAGGCCAGCAGTCGGGTGGGTTTGTGTCGCTGGGATGGCCTCAAACTTCATCGTTATCCCCATGACTAACTTTGGACTGGCTCTAGCTTCTTCTGATATAATTATACCGCTCATTGAAACATCTACAATGATGCCAGTACTGATGGGTATGTTAGGTCTTGGAGCTATGCGCTCTGTCGAAAAGGTTCAGAAAGTTTCACGGGAGAAGTAAGATGGCTAAAAAAGCAAAGCCTAAAACTAAATCTAAAGTAAACGAAGCAAACAACTACACTAAGCCAGCAATGCGTAAACGCTTGTTCAACAAGATCAAGGCGGGTACTAAAGGCGGTAAAGCTGGTCAATGGTCTGCGCGTAAAGCTCAGATGTTAGCTAAAGAATACAAATCAGCGGGTGGAGGATACAAGAAATGAAAGTAAAAGCACCGTCAGGTCATCACTGGATGAAGCAGAAAGATGGATCGTTAAAACTTATGAAGCACTCCGGCAAGTTTGTTAAGCATAAAGGCGCAAGCTTGGAGGCCAACTTCCCAGTTCAAAAGGTTCATAAAAAATAATGGCACTTAAAAAATCTCAAAAGTCTCTGAAGGCTTGGACGAAACAGAAATGGCGCACTAAGTCTGGTAAGCCCAGTGCAAAAACAGGTGAAAGGTATCTGCCCGAAAAAGCTATTAAGTCTTTAAGCAAGAAAGAATACGCGGCTACAACCAAAAAGAAACGCGAAGACACCAAGAAGGGCAAGCAGCACAGCAAGCAGCCTAAAAAAGTCGCAGCTAAAACCAGAAAATACAGGAAGAAAACAGCATGATGACTAGAGATGATTACAAGAAAGGCGGCAAGGCTAAGAAGAAAAAAGATTCACGACTAGAGAGGGCTGGAGTTAGTGGTTACAACAAACCGAAACGCACACCAAATCACCCGAAGAAAAGCCATGTGGTTGTGGCAAAAGAAGGAGACAAAGTTAAAACAATCCGTTTCGGAGAACAAGGAGCTAAGACCGCAGGTAAGCCCAAAGCCGGAGAGTCAGAAAGAATGAAGAAGAAACGCGCTAGTTTCAAAGCTCGTCATGCAAAAAACATTAAGAAAGGAAAAATGTCAGCAGCTTATTGGGCAGATCGCGCTAAATGGTAGGGTTGTGGTTCAGGGCATTAAGCTCTTCTTCCAAGAAAGCGTGAAGAGATTCTAGCTTTGGTTTGGCTAGAGATATAATATTTCTTATTGTCTCCAGCTCTCCGTCTTTAAAAGCCTTATGTAAATCCTTTTCGGGGATGCCGGACATTTCTGTCTCGACAACCCCTTTAGTATTTATTAAGACCTTAAAACCAAGAATGTTAGCTTCAGCCTTAGACAATTTCACAAGCACCACCTACACACGCTAACTCCTGAGAGCCTGTGGTGTTATCTTCTTTTTCAAATTGTTCTAAGTCATTCCAACTCACACCCTGCGGCATCGAAGAAACTAATTCTTTATACTGGTCTTCATTGATGTCCTCATATGGAGCCTGTTGATATACATGGTCACTGACTGGAAGCAAACTAATACCGCTACAGAGATCAAAGTTATCCCATATCCACTGTGCTACTTGAAGGAACTCATCGTCCGTATAGTACACAGTAATGCTTGGTTTATGCTCACACCAGTGATTCTGGTAAGCCTTCCAAAGTGCTAACTGCTGCATAGCACCAACGTCACTGACGGTCACAGAAGTTTCTGGAGCCTTCACAGGGAAGCTAAAGACTGATGACGTAGGTGACATAACATCTTGCTCTACTGGGAATCCTTTGTCTTCCATGAAGACTGCAAGCGGGTCTTTCTTATCGCTACGGACTCTGCGAATGTAATGCTTAGAGAAGCGAGGATGGATGCCAGAAGCAGAATCGACAAGCTGAGATACAGTACCGCTTGGCTTAACACACGTAATAGCCGCAGACTGATTAATCCCAAGCGATGCAGCCCACTCCTCGTTAGTTTCAATAGCCACTTTCTTAATTTCGTCCAGCCACTTCTCAAGTTTTTCAGGTTCAGCACCGCTCAAAATCCTATGATCCATTATGCCTGTCATGCTTACACCTAACAGAGCTTCTTCTTCAGTGTTTCTTTTCCAACAGTTTCGCAAGTATCGGAAATTAGTGAGCGTAGCCTGTAGTGTTCCAATGATAGCAGCCATCTCACACTTCTTCTTTAAAGATGCTAACGTATCATTCTCACGCACGACAATCTCTGACAGGTTACAGAACTGATTGCTGCGTAAGATAATCTCAGAGCATGGGTTAGTACCAAAGTCCTGCTCAGTATCACGCCTTCCATTACGACCTGCAATCTTCTGTGCTGCTACGCGGCTGAAGATTCCACGCTCACCCGCCTTAGACTCGTACATGTTCTGCATCTCAGTCAAGTAAGACTGAAAGTCAGGCTTCTCAGTGTACGCAACACTGTTGTTCGCTAACGCACGATGGCCCTCATTCCTCCACCAATCACCCGACTTAGCTTTAGACATACGCTGATCAGAAAGATTAGACAGGCTGATCAGGGCTGAACGTCTAACGCCACCAACCACTACAATATCTGCAATCTTACATACGATGTCGTGACACTCAATAGATGTTAGCTTACGACCATGCGCTTTCTTAAAGACTTCAATACAAAAGTTAAACAAATCTATCAGTGGTTCTGGCCCTGAAGCCCGGCCACCGAATGTTTTAAGGCGCTCTCCTGCTCCTCGTACACGGCTCATATCCCACTGTGGTATTTTACCAGCGTACAGCATAGCAATAAGTTCACGGAACGATGAAGCCCAGCCTATCTTACTGTCAGCAACAACAATAGTGCTGTCAGTGGCATGAAAAGTCTCTGCAATCTCAGGCATCTTGTTAATAAAGTTACGCTCAACACTAAACCCTACGCCTGTACCACACATCAGCACGTACATCAGCTCGTCAAAGCTGCGCGGTGAGTCGATATGCAAGTAGCTACAATTAAAACCAGCTACGTTATCTTTATCTAACGCCTCGCCTGCTGTCATCATGCAACGCATTGATGGCATAACTTCTAAATTATATATAGCGTCAAACATCTTGGCACTAGTCTTCTGATCTAGCTGACCGCGATCAACCCAGAAACTTACATAACGGTTGACTGTCTCTTCCCATGTTTCTCGTCTGCCTTTCTCCGGCATCCACCGTGCATACCTACTCTTGTGTATAAACTGCTGATACTGATCCATTATTTTTTTCCTCTTTGGGGTAATAAACTATTGTTACTGCGCGGCACTCAGGGCAGGAAAGCTCTGTCATAATATCATACGCTGCGTCTTCTTCACTTATGTCGTGATCACCGTGCCATATAATTTCTGATCTACAGTGCCAGCAATTCATGTTGCTTGTGCTAATAAAGCGCCCAATCCAAAACTAACAATACAAACAATTAAAATACCTGCTACCGCTTTTATAGAATACTCCATCAGCTATTTTCCTCTGTCACCATCTTAGTTAATTTATTCAAGTACCAACCAGCCTTCTGCAAGTCCTCTACCTGCTTGCCTTTGTAGTCATAACGCCACAGATACTTCAGGCAGTTACCCTTGAGGTAGCCCTTGAATGCAACACTAGACATAGACTCTTCAATAGCTTCAATGCACTCTATGTTGCCTGTGTTGTAGTGGGTGGGTTTGTTTACTGCGTCAAGCTCATCTTCCCAAAGCTCTGAGCCTTCATCGTGTGCTGCATGCATCCAAGCCTCCAAGCCTGTCTTTTGTTTAGTAGCTTCACGCTCTTGATAAATAGCGTCTTGGTTTTTCTTTATCATATCTCTAGCCGCGTTCCATTCGGAAGGCGTAGCATCATTTAACCTTGCCATACTTTACCTCACGTTTACGTTGTTTAAATTTCTTTTTCCTTTCAAACCTGTCTCGCCTTGCATCTTTGCGGCTGACATCAGTCGAAAGTTTCTTTCTTTTCGATGTTAATCCAGCCATCAGGAATACTATCCTCACTATACCATGTAAAACCGTTGGCACTCGCCCACTCACCGTGACTTCTTTTAGTGCCGTCTTTACGTCTTTTGGCTTGCGGCATAGGGGCGCTTGGATTAGCAAACAGGAACACCAACTCAGTGTCTTCAGGCAGTGCCTTGTTTATCCAGATGTATTTGCTGAACTCAGCGTAGTCCCAGAATCTTCCTTTTGCTTCTAACAAAACTTTCTTGCCGTCAATCTCTTTTAGAAAATCTGGGTGGTAGTTGTGGTCAACGGTGTAAGGAATCTTATCTGTATGAAAGCTCCAGCCATCTAAGATACCGCTGTGCAGCTCATACTCCCAGTTAGAATCGTAGCCCGTAACAACATTAGGATTAACTGGACGCGCTCTCCGAGCTTTCCGGTTTGCTTTTTTTATCTTGTTCAATGTAGTTCTGCCTTTCTTTTTTCTAGTTCTGTAGATACTAAAAGATTTAAGTTACTAAGAAACTCTGAATCAATATCACAAATAGAATTGTCCGTGTTATAAAGAAAACTGCCTACAGCGATAATCATAGCTTCTATTTCTATGCCTGTTTTTTGTTTGCTTTCCATTGAACCAGCTCCAAGTCTACGTCTTCTACTTGCAAGTGCGGATAAATCCTAAGAAGCTGATTAATCTTCTTAGTTATCCACTTAGGATGATAAGCATTCAACAGCATTCTACGGTTAGCGTAAATGTGGGTCTGCTCTGGCATGTGATCAGCGTAGTTCTTTATGTTGATCTTCGCGCCCTCTTCTTCAGTGAGGAGAGAGCGCAACCAGCCAACCAACAGCGTTGAAGCGTGTCTACGTATTCTTTTAGCTTTTGTATTGTTCATAAGTATTCTTCTACTTTGGGTTCGACTACAACTTCAGTGAGGTATGTTAGGCCGTTAGAGTATTTAAAAGTTCTAAGTCCTTGCCCATCATTAGCATCTTTATGGCACTCGTGCTTGTATTTACACCAGTTACAACCCTTTGGAAGTTTCATATTGCCTTTCTTTCCATCAGGTATTGGAGAGTAACAAAGCTCTGGTGCTGTGTCAAGCTCAAGGGCAGGTAGCAGGTTAGTTATCTTAGTGTCTATGTTAGGCTTATCAAGATCATCGGGGATGTACATACACAACTCCCCGCTCTCTTTGTTTAACACTAAGAACCCGCCACCTTCTGTACCTTCTGCCTTCTCGTAACCAGCAAGCTGTCCCAAGTATCCGAAAGGATCGTCCTGTGCAAGTCTACCATCACGAAACTTATTGAATGCAAAGCGCGAGGCGGTCTTAACATCTACCACCTGACCGTTTATTTTACAATCCATGTGGCCGACAACACCCTGAACAACCACTTCCTTCTGCTCGTCTGTAACTTTATGTCCAGCCATACGAACTAACATCAGCACAATCTCTTCAAGGAGATGACCGTACAGAAACTTTATCTGTGTTGCTCCATCAACACCTCCACGACCAGCGGGATCACGTTTCTCATACCACAACTGACGGGAGGGCTTACCTACGTTGGACATACGGACAGTAAAGTTAGTGTCTCTTTTACGAGGCGTTGCCCAAGAAACAAGAGCCTCTCTCATAGCCGCAACAGTACTATCAATCTCTTCTTCAGTTAGCGGTAGTGCCACGCCTTCTGAAAGCATCTCTAACTTTTGATATATATCAGGAACTACTGTTGATAGACTCATGGGTCTCACCTTTAACTGATTGTATAATTTGTTTTATTTGTTTAGTAGAAGCCTTGAACCACTCGCCTGCTCTCTCGACATCTAGATCAAACAGGGCTTCGTGAGTCAGTTTTTCTGCAACCCTTCTATCTGAGAAGTGCTTACAGTATTCTACTTTAAAATCTCGCAGCGGAGAAGAAGTTTGAAAGGCGCTACACCTGTCATAGGCATCAATAGCCATACCCACTTTCTTCCAGCCATTCCATGCAGGATTAGATATAATGTATACGTAGCCCTCTACAACAGAATCGTATTTCTCATTTGTAGTGTGTCCAAGATGTTTGGCTATAGTCTTAGGCCCAGCAGTACCAGCAACAACATGATTCTTTATGCGCTGTCTGTCGTAGCACGTTGTACATTTGTAGTGATGCTTCGGTACAAAAGAAGGATACCAGTTAGTAGATACATCTAACTCAACGCCACACTCTATACAATTTTTAATGTGTTTCACTCCAGTTCTCCCCGACTTTATAGTCTCCACCCAAAGGACAGTTAAGGTTGAATACACAACCAGCCTCTACAAGAGCCTTAACGCCTGCCTTACCTACTGCTTCGGCATCATCGTCACTACACTCTATCTGCCATTCATCGTGTACGTTAGCTACAAACTTAGCGTCATAGCCTTTGCGTTTAATGTTAGCGTCTAAGAACATCAACGCCTGTTTCATTACAATTGCACCTGCACCTTGCAGCAATGTATTTAACGCTGCGTGTTCAGAGCGTACTGTAAGCCTCCGTCCATCTAATGCTTTAATGTATCCACCCTTTGCTTCTCTTTGTACTCTATCCGTAAGAGATTTAAATGATGGGAGATTATCAAAGAAGCGTTGTCTAAGTCCTTTGCCAGCTTCTCTACCTCTTCCAGCCACTGATCCAAGTTTCGCATCTCCTGCTCCGTATAGGAGGGCATAGATGAAAGTTTTTGCCTGACTTCTTGATTCAAGTCCAGCAAGTTTTTGATTAGCGGTGTGTATGTCTCCGTTAAGGATTTCATTGGTGTAGCCCTCGTCATTTAAGTAGTGTGCTAACATCCGTAACTCTAACCCTGAAGCATCAATACCTACCAGCTTGTAACCCTTCGGTACTGTCCAACAAGACCTACAGTCTACACCATATGGTGAGGTACTACTTGGGATTTGAGCCATGTTAGGGTGGGAGTGTGTCATTCTAGATGTCACCGCACCGTTAGGGTTAACGTAACCGTGTACCCTACCAGTAGAATCATTTAGTTCTTTGATCCAGCTTTTAGTCTGAGCCAAACGCTTTTGTAGCATCAAGTAATTAGCGATCATAGCGGCTTGCGGTATGCCTTTAACTCTATTCAGCGTAGCTTCATCAACTATGGGCTGGCCTGTGGGTGTATGTTTCTTAGGCTTCCAGCCAAAGTTAATCAGGTACTCGCCTATTTGTTTCCTTGAACCTAAGTTAAAAGGTGTTTCGGTTCTACGCTCAATTGGTTTTGGGTTCTGGTGTATCTTTAACTTATCGTATTCTTCTTCTGTCAGGCGGGTTCCATTCCCATGTTGGTCTGTCGCTGTCTTAGCTAATGCTCCGGCTGCTGTAAACTTAGGTGTCAGTACCTGAATAGTTACAGTCGGCTTGAACTCTTCTTGAACCTCCTGCTCCAGATCATGCAGCTTAGTTTCAAACATAGCCATAAGGCCCATAACTTTTTCTATATCTAAAACAAAACCATTAGTCCGTTGTTGATCTATAATACCTGCTACCGCATGTTCAATCTTTACTGACATAGGGGAGAACCCACGACTCTCAGCCCTTAAAGCATTATAAACTTTATAGTTTAAAAGAACGTCACGCTTACAGTACTCCAACATCTCTGGCGTGTAGCATTCCCATGCGTCCTCTTGCTCTCCAAAGTCACCCTTCGTAAATCCCAGACGGTATCCCCAGCCCTCCAACCCATGATTACCTTCACGGGTTGGCTTAAAGAGTCTGGACAGTACTAAGGTATCGACTATCTTTTTGTTTGATAGTTTGATGCCTGCTATCCGCTCTACAACAGGGAGATCGTAGCCAATAATATTATGTCCGATAAGCTTGTCGGCTGACTGCAACATTGCATAGCCTTCGTCTAGCTGAGTGTTGTCAAATGTAAACACATCCTTTGTGTCTACATCCATAGCTACAATACAAAACACTTGATCAGGCTCAAGGCCGTTAGCTTCTATATCAAATATTAAATTACTCATAACTCTGTCTCCGCAGTTAATTCATCGGGGTCTTCAAGCATCATCTCTCGTAGCCGTCCCGAATCCTGCTCATACATTAAGCTACATGCTACCCCCACATCGCCAGTGTATCTAGACTTTAACACCCTAACCTTTGTGGTTGACGCTTCGATGGCATCCTCTGACTGCTGGTTACGCTCCAAAGATATAACGCAATCGGATAGCTGGGCGATACTCTGAGAACCTCTGAGGTGTGATAGCCCTGTCTCAATACCGTTTTCGTGTCCACGATTACCCTCAACTCTACGCAAGTGAGAAACCAGTATCATGCCACACCCTGTCTCCTCTACCAGTGTCCTGAGTCGGTGCATAATACTATCAATAGCTTTACGTTCATCTGCTTCTAATGTAGATAGAACTAACATGTGTAGGTGATCGACCACTAGCCACTTACAGTCTAGACCTATAATCATGTACCTAAGCTTGCTAAAGATTTCATCAATGTTATTAACACCGTGGTGGGCATGAATCCAAACTCTGTTTTCATTCTCTCCCATAAATACTTTCTTAAAGTATTCGTCTAGTTGTTCGTCACTGTAATTAGCTTTGACGCTTTCTAAATGAAGTTTAGCATTAGCCTCGACAGACATAATACCTTCGGCAGTCCTTGCCCAGTTTTCTTCAAGAGCCACAACGCCAACATTATCTTCTGTATGTTCTATCAACCAGTGTTCAATCTCTCTGGTTACAGAAGACTTACCAAGCCCTGTGCCGCCTGTTAAAGTTACTAACTCTCCTGCTCTCATCCCTTCCAGCTTCCTGTTGAGGCCGAACCACGGGTAAGGTATAGACTGTTGTTTATTATTTCTAAGTTCTTGATAGGCTGATAGCTGATCAGATAGATTCAATACGCCAGAAGGCGTATAGACTTTTGAATCCCAGAAGCAGCTAACATATGCTGCATGTCTCCCTTTACGCAACATATCGTTAGCGTCTTTAAAATCTACAGGCAGAGTCATTATCTTTGCCTTACCGGGAGTTAGCAGCTTTGCTATTTCTATTGCTGCTTCTCTACCTACTTTATCATTGTCGTAATTTATAACTACTGAATCAAAAGACTCAAGATATTCTAGTCGTTCTTTGACATCTTTGATTCCACCCTTTGCTCCAGACTTAACTGAAACAGCAGGCCACTTGCTACCCATCAGTTCGTATGCTGCCATAGCATCACACTCACCTTCGGTCAGGGTAATAAACTTACCGCCAGCTTTAAAAAGATTCTCGCCAAAAAGACCTGCATCTTTAGCAGACCCTCGCCAAGAAAAATGTTTATCTTCTCGCCTTCTGATTTTAGTTCCGACCTTATCGTGGCCGCTGTAGTATGGATAAAAGTGTCTAGCGATTTCGCCATTAAGAAGTGTAGCTGTAACACCATATTTTTTAACGGTGTCTAAACTGATTCCTCGATCTGTTAAAGCTACGTAAGCTTCAGGGGCTGAACCTGTAGAAGATGTATAGTTATTTGACATTGTTTTTTCCTGCGGATAGCCATCAAACTCTAAGGCTGCATCCTGTTGGTGTACTTCCGATGTACTAGAGGGTTTAAAATATTCGTTACAACTAAAACAAAATTTTGATCCGTCTTCGTTAAGTGCAGCAGCATCACTACTGCCACACTTCTCGCACGGTTGGTGAGTCTTTACAAAGGCCATGATTATTCCTCATCATTAAGTACTACAATTGCCTCGTCCGTTAGATGTGTTTCCATTACTTCTAGCATTCGTACTTGAGCGGCAGAGAGTATAACTAAATTAGTTTTAGCCGCATCAATGTCTTTTCTCAAAATAGAAAGGACAGAGAAAATTCCCTGCCCTTCTGTTGAGAGTTTAGTGACATCGTATTTAATGTCATTGAACTCAATAGTTTTCATTACAGTTCTTCCTCCATGCCATCGTCTAGTGCATCAAACTCAGAGCCATCGGGTGAGCCGACCTCTACTAAGTCTATTACTTGCATAGCTTGAAAGTCTAAACCCTTAAACAGCTTACCTTTCCACTCGGACTCCCACTCTTTGTACTGCACACGGACGTTAGAGCCGTTACCTACACGGGCATCTAAGGGGTTCTTGTGTTTATCAACAAGCTTTGGTGCTTGACGTATCATGCCGTTAGGCCCATTAACTTTACGCTTGATAACAATTGCTGGGCCTTCTTCCATCTGCTTAATGGAGAACCCACGAGCCTGAAAGTCATCAGCAGTTTCTTGATCTACTACTAGATTAACAGAGTAGATAGGATCAAATGTAGTGTTAGGGGTTGTCACGGCAGCCCAGTAAGCTTCGCCTTGTAGTATAGCCATATCTAATTACCTATTGGTTTGGTTGAATGAAACTTTAGTTTACCATAGACAGTTGTTGTCCGTCTACTTTTTTTTCAATGGCAGAATTAAATCCATCGTACTCTGCTCGTTCTATTATGAATTGAACGACAGCCTTTTCGTTAACGTTGTAAATACCACAGGTGGTACTCAGAGCCACACCGCTTTCTGTTACATCTATTGCGGCCTTTGCTACAGACATGGCTAGAGTACAGGGGTTGCCACTTAAAGTCTGTTGAAAAAACGATTCAGTCATAACTGCATCCTCTATATTAAAGAATAAACCACCACTGTTAACACCACGCCCGATGAAAATATTAAAACATTACGAGCAGCTAGTGTCAGCCTGTGGTTAAAACGCTGTACCGCCCTATCAAGTACCAGCGTCACCTGAATCTTTAAACCTATCCAGATTTTTAAGCAGCCCGACTTCATCAAGCTTATCTTTTCTTCTATCTTCTTGTTCATCAAGTACTCCTTTTAGTTGGGTTCTAAATATCTTATCAAAGTTACTACTATAAGTTTCTTTATTTTTAACACGCGACCTGTCGCCCTTGCCGCCATGACTTGCTTCACTCATATTAATTCTCCGGTAAATAGCACCGACCATAGCTGATCAGCGAGAACGGAAGGGATATTAAAATCCCCTCGAACTCTGCTACTTCCAGTTTATTTGGATCATCTGCCCTGCAAATCCAAACAGGACGGGAGTTAGAAAACTCTATATCAAAGCCTACGCCATTTCTAAACTCAATGGTTAAGCTTGCGCCAAAGAAATCTCTAGTCATTACGCCACCTTCCGCATATATTCATTGGCTCGAACAGCTTTACGCACCATTTCTTGACGGCTATTCTGCACCGCTGCAATGTTAGATTTTGTACTGGCTCTAGATGTTCCAGCATGGGTTGACCAATCAGTCAGGGCGTTGTAAGCAGCCCAATAGTTAGCCCCTAAACGCTTACGATAAACTGTGTTGTACTTGTCCCAGATATATTCTAAGTTATTGTTGCGCTTTGGTAGTTGCTTAAACACCTCCTCAACCGTCCAACAATTAGACTGTATCCTGTCAACGGCTGTAGCATTGATAGCTTTAACAAAGAATTTAAAAGCCTCTGTTTCTGTACACCCTGTACCGGCCCACTGTTCCCATAACTCTCTCTCGTTTTCAAAGACATCTAAAGCTTTGACGATTGCTCTGCCACCATATTCAATATCTAAAGACTGGGTATGTTTAGCTTTATATACCGCCACCTCACCGCCAACAAAGACTTGTAAGTTTGTACAAGCGAATTGGGTAGCTGCGGCACTAATCATAAACGGCCATGTGCCATCGAAAGATGTTATGGCTAACAAACTCAAGGCTGCGCTATCACCGTCAACAGTTTGATAGGTATGCTCTGGAAGTTTATATTGTACGAATGTTCTAGCCCCATCGTGAGATGTTCGTATAGTTTCTCGCATGTTCCCAAGATTTAAACCAGACCGCTCCAATATATTACGAGTGGTATCAATCATATTCTTTGGGGCAACAGGTTTGTAACCATGACCATGAACTCCTAGTTCTGTACCAGTATCAGTGCGATAGATTACAGATTTAGTACTATACATACGCTCTGTTATTTCATCGCACTCATCTGTTCTAGCCTCATAAACTAAAGGTGCTGTAGCTACATCAAAGTCAGCTGATCCATAACCTTTCTGGCGTGTTACATTTATAGCTGTGTTGTTTGTAAACATTGGTAGTACTCTACTCATAACGATTCTCCGTTTAATTAAATTAAATTATACCACATGAAAAAGTTCTTGGACAACTGTTGAAGGATTTATATAATGCTTTAACACCCTTCAGCAGATTATTACGTTTTTTAACTGTTACTACTTTGAAGTATATCTTCTGAAGGATATACATAAGTATCCTCTAAATCTTTAAAGGTAATAAAACAATCTTTAAAGCAACTTAAACACAGTTGTTCACTGTGTATATGATCGTAGTAATCTCTTAAACACATACTACAGTTTAGTATTCTTCCAGCTTTATCAGTTCTAATCATAACGGCTTTACCTTTTTCTTATCATTGACTTTAAATTTCTTTAAAGAGCCTGTCGATATGACATAAATATACTGCCACTTTCTACCTGTCTTAACTCTCCAACCACCATACCAACCACCAAGCCATACTCTTACTGGCTCATAGCCTTTCTTTAAAACCTTTTTAGTAGTAGGATTTGCAATTGCATACTGTGACATAACTTTATCTCCACTTAGGGTAGTTTTTATCAATAGATAATGGGGGTTTTCTTAGCCATGTATCCATCATTTTTGAACCTTTGGTTTCAAACATAGTAGTTTCGGGTCTAGTATAGACTTGCTCTAAAAACCCGTCATCTAAATCTTTATAGGGATACCTTTTAATTCTAGTATGTAACGTGTTGTAGTTAACCCCGCTTGCTTCAGATAGTTCTCTTAAATTATAGTAATTCCCCGATACTAGATCGGGGTGTTTACCTACAAATTTATGTAATATAAACGTGTTACCGCCTCTACCTCTTGCCATCTTTAGAGTCTCCTAAGTAAGTTAAAATATAGTACTGACCACCACGCTGACCTATCTTATGTGCGTCTTCAATGTTTGAGGCGTACTGAGTACACCCCGATTCATCCCAATCAATTGCCCACATAGCTATCTCTCCACCGTTACTTTAAAGTCTACCGCATCTATCTCAGTGCGAACTGCGTCAACAACGAAATATCCTAAGCTGTCTCTGAGGTTGCGTTCGATCTCATCGGTATCTATTTCGGCATCGCCTGATTGAGACTCAAGTTCATCTATACGATACTCTTGATCGTCAATACGATTATCAGCACTCGCAGCTATGCTTTGAGCTTCTTCAGCTAAGCTTTGAGCTTCTTCAGCATTAGCCAGAGCATCATCAGCCGTAGACTCAATAATATCTAGACGCTCAGTCAGGGTCACCATATCTTCAACACCTGTAGAATTTTCTAAAGTGAGTATTTTTCTCTCCAACTCTGCAATTCTATTAGCGTCACGAACATGGAGTTCTTCCATTTGTTTAACATCATGCATAAGTTGGGCTATCTTCATCCACTTTGGATTATCTTTCTCCGAGGATTCTATCTTCGCCATTACTCTATCATCTATCCACGATTCTACTGCTTCGATTAAAGTTTTCATAATATCTATACCTTTTTTATTTCATTTTTAAAGAATGGGAACACATACTTTATCCAACAATCTGCACAAAGAT